AACCTGACGGAAACTGAAGTAGCCCATCTGCTTCAGTTTCCCGAGGGGTTCCCCTTCATTCAACCCATTGACAATAACAACCAGGCAACTGGAGCATGAGAGAGTAGTTGGCAAAGAGCCCGGTTTTGCCGGGCTTTTTTGTTTTCGCCCTTCGTACCATGACTGAACTAATCCAATCCTTAAGCGCCTGGCTCGACAAGCCCGTCTACGCCGACGGTGTGGTCCTCTATCAGAAACACATCGGTACCGGCTTCATGCTGTCGATGCTGCAAAATGGTCCCGATGACTACAACCGCAAATACCTGCGCGATGCGCTCGCCGAAAAGCGCGATCAGCTGACGCTCGAGCACCAGGCTAAAGTCTCCAGTTATCCGGAGCACCTGACCGAAAAGCTCGACGCAGGTGGTCTGTTGATGGACGAGCGAACCATCAAGAAAGAGCATCTGCGCCTGGCGTTCAATTCGGGCATTACCGGTAACGAGGAAACCTACGCCGATACGGCCCGGATCATTGCCATCGTCGATACCCTGGGCGAAATCTATGGGGAGAAAGACTTCTTCGAGGAGCACGGCTATTTGCCCGATGCGGCGGGGGTGGAGATAGAGCTGACCCCTGGTGATCTGAAGCAGCGCCAGCTGAGCGTGCGGGCCTACGTCAGTAAGTATAAGGGCTACGTCGAAGAAGCCGAAGCCGCTGGCGACACGCCCAAACCTAGCCACGTGGCGAAGCTCACCAAATACCGCACCGAATTGCACCAGCTGGATCAGCAACTTATCGCCCTCAATCAATCTCATGGCAACGCACATTTCGATTAAGTCCGCTGTGTGGAAGAACAAGGTCTTTAACCAGAGTTACCGGCCCCGATTATTTATCCAGACTCAGGAAGGTCGGCGGGTTATGCTTGAGAAGATCAGACAGACACGGCATTACGTGAACTCCTACATCTTCACCAGGACGGAGGGGGAGTCGGATGAATACTACTACATGATTTTCTCGTTTGCGACCGCCCGGCGCATCCTGCCCAATTACGTGGGTCAGGGCGTCAGCCTGGCTGAGTATGACTGGAATGATATGCGGCCGTACTACGCTGAGCGGAAACGACAACATCAGGAATGGATCAAATCCCTCGAAACGAATGGCAACGCACCTATCGATTAGATCGACCCGGGTCATTCGCGCCATGATCTGCACGAATCCAGAAACGTACCTCCCTGTCGAACTCTGGTTCACCACAACCGACGGCCGTAAGATGCGCCTGGTCCCAGCCGGAAGATTAGGAGACTTCGATCCGCAAGTATTCACCAAAACTCCGCACTCTGCCCGCTGGGCAGACTACTACATGACCCTGGCCATGAAAACGGCCTATCGCATCCTGCCCAATTATGTCCCTTTTCACCGTCGATGACGCCCATAACTATGCACTCCCCCAACACCAACAGGCTACCGTCATCGAAACTCCTGAGCCAGATGAATCGGCCCATTCGCTCATCGGCCGAGTATCGGATGTGGTCGCTGATGTGTTTCCCGAGATTAAACCAGGCCACAGCTACCACTACGCCAGCGCGGGCCTCTGGAGCGTGCACGACCTGTTATTCTACCTGCTCCACCAGACCGGCCCGGCCGACGTGTGGATAGCAACCTGGTCGATGACCGAGGATAGCTGCCGAATGCTGGTGCAAGGGCTGGAGGCCGGGCTGATCCGCTCGCTGCGATTGCTCATCGACGCCCGGGTGATCCGGCGCAACACGGCCGCGTACAACTTCGTCAAGAACCACGCCGACCAGGTGCGGATCACCGCCAATCACGCCAAGGTAACTGTCATCGAGAACGAGGCCTGGGCGATCGCCATCAACGGCTCGCCCAACTACACCAACAACCCCCGGATCGAAGCCGGCGTCGTGACCGAGAACCGACTGGTCGCCCGGGCGCACAAGAGCTGGATCGAAGCCGAAATGGCGAAGGCTAAGCCCTTCGGCGAGCACCTCTCCGGAGAAAAGAAAGGACGCCCTAAGTCCGGCCACTAATAACCCTAACCCGTAACCTGATGAAAAGCTTAGTTGAGATCGGTATGAACGATCAGGACCAGCCGGTCCTAAAATTCACCCATTGCCAGGATTCCGTCACGCTCGAGCAGCAATTGCTGGGCGCACTGGTACGCCAGATCGCCAGGAAAGGGATCGTCCTGGTCAAGACAAAAACCCACTCCAACTCGGAAGAGAAGATCTTCTGGGATTACGAAATCCGCGCCAAAACTGACACCGATGAAACTGACTAGCCAGCAGCTGCAACAGGTCGAAGAACTGGCCAGCTACTTCTTCTCGCCGGAGGAAGTCGCCATCGTCCTGGACGTAAACAGCGACGAGCTCGCCATCGAGCTATTCGATCAGCATTCCGCCGTCTACAAAGCCTACCAGCGGGGCAAGCTGAAGTCCAAGCTGGAATTACGCAAATCTATCCTCACCCTGTCCAAGCAAGGCTCATGGCCAGCCCAAACGCTGGCCATGCGCATTCTGGACGATCTGGAAGCCTCCGAGCTATGAGTACCGAACTATCCACCCTGACCGACGACAAGACACGCTTCGACGATAAGTTCGATGCGATCGTCAAGCACTACCGGGATCGCCGGCCCGACGATGATCCGCAGAAGCCTAAACTGTCCGCCACGCTCCAGGAGCAGCTAAGCCGCTGGAAGCTCATTTACGGGCTTTTAAGCACGGGCAAGTATCCAAAGATGATTCAGCAGGTAAATGCCGTCATGCGGCTGTTTCCGGACCTCTCAGACCGTACCGCCCGCTATCTGCTGGACGATACCAAAAAGTTCTTCGCCATTCAGGACGAGCGGAACCTGGCCTGGGAGCGGGTATTGATCATCGACAGTCTCCAGGATTACATGCGCCAGGCCGAAAAGCGGAAAGATTTCCGATCGCTGGCCGCCCTGACCAAACTCTACATCGACGTAATCGGGGCCAACAAGCCCGAGGAGAAGGTCGAGAACCGGACGATCATCAACATCGTCAACTACAATCCTGAGCAGCTGGGCGGTAAGCAGATGAGCAATGAAGCGCTCGAGCGGCTAACCGCCAAAATGCTGGGCGACGACGAGAAGAAGAACCGCGAACTATTTGACGATTACGAAGATGTCACGAAGCAGCCAGAAAAAGTACCTGCCCGATCGGTATGACCTTGATGGGGTCTTAACTACCGATCTGAGCGCAGCGGTGCAGCTGGCCCACGTCGGTCTGGAGTGGAATTCACTGTCCGACGACGTAACGACCGTATCCCGTCATTTCAATAAACCCCAGATTCGCTCGATGGCAGTCGGAGCCAACGAGGAGTATGCTGTCTGGGGGCGGGGAACCGGTAAGTCGGAAGGCTTGATTGCCCCCCGAGCCATGCGGAACGTTGAAGTGATGCCGCGGGCGCACGGCTGTTTTGTCGGCTCGACATATCTGCAATTGCTGGAACGTACACTGCCGCCGGTGATCAAGGGCTGGGAACAGATGGGCTGGAAACGCGGCCGCGACTTCTGGATCCGGGAGCGCCCACCCAAAAAGCTCAACATTCCCCAGCCGATCGTCGGCCCGGTAACGACGGATCACTGTATCTTTTTTCGTAATGGAGGGGTGGCCAGCATGGTTTCCCAGGACCGGCCCGGATCCGCGAACGGTAAAACGGTCCACTATATCATTGGTGACGAAGCCAAGTTCTTGGACAAGAAAAAGCTCGACAACGAGCTGCTCATGACTAACCGGGGCGACGAACGGTATTTTGGCGGTATTCCGGAGTTTCACTCGCTGCTGTTCTGCACCGATATGCCGACCTCGAAAGCGGCCATGTGGATCCTCGACGAAGATAAGCGCATGGAGCCGGCGCGCATTCAGCTGCTGCTCGACCTGAAAACGAAAATCTACGGGCTGTACGAGAAGCTGATTCTGCTGCCCAACAAACGCCCGGCGATTCTCAAGGAGATCGCCAAATGGCAAAAGCAGTGCGACCTAGTCCGGGCCAATACGGTTTACTTCAGTGAGGCCAGCACGCTCGACAACATCCACGGATTCGGGGCCAAGAACATCGCCAAAATGCGGGAGAAGCTACCCAGCTTCATTTTCCAGACGGCTATTCTAAACCGGCGTCCCTTCCTGACCGAGAACGCCTTTTATCCGGATCTGGATGAGCCCCACTTCTATGATGCCGAAGATCACGCCTTTCTGAACTCCATTGAAATGGATCAGTTCGGTAAGGGCTTATTCGAGGATAGCCGTAAGGACGCGGACGTGGACAAGTACCGCCCGCTCGACGTGGCGCTCGACTATGGGGCCAGTATCAACCCCTTGCTGGTAGGGCAGCTGCATGGTAAGCAGTACCGGATCCTGAAGGAGTTGTACGTAAAGCACCCGGAGCGCGTGGAAGATGTAGCCAAGGCGTTCTGCCGCTACTACAAACACCACCCGGTGAAGGAAGTAAACTACTTCTTTGACCATACCGCAGTAGGGACCAGCTCCGTATCGAACCTATCCCCTAAGGACGTGTTCCGGGATTTGCTCGAGAAGGAGGGCTGGTACGTCAACGAGCGGAACCTGGGCCACACGCCCGACCCCGAGAAGCGCTACGAGCTGTGGGGTAGGGTGCTCAGGGGCTGGGATAACCGGCTCTTTAGTGTAGCGTTCAACCGACACAACTGTGAGTTCGTGCGTATCTCCATGCAACAGACCCAGATCGCGCAAGGGACGAACGGCTTCAGGAAGGACAAGGGGGACGAGCGCAAAAAGGACCTCGACCAGCGGGAGACAACCCACTTTAGTGATGCGGCTGATACGCTGCTGTGGGGCGCGCACCTGCTGCACAAGTTCAACCAGCAGAACTTTGTGATGGAGGAAGTATTCTCGATGTAAGTGCAATTGCAGTTTTGGGTAGTAGGGCAGGCGGTAACGTCTGCCCTTTTTTGTTGCCCGAAACTGGGTCCAGCGGGGTAGGGGTAGGGCAGCGGTGGCCCTCTCCAACGTCCTCAAACCGCGCCCATGCTACCCAAGGGCGGCAGCCGAGCCGCGCCCAAAAACAGCCTAAACGGGATGGAATCGCACAAAACAACGTCCTGTCATATATCGCAAAACACCCCCCCCCTCTGCAATTGCTTTTTTGGTCAGTGCGTGGCATTGGGGGCCATCCGGCCAAAGACGCGAAGCGTTCACCAGAAAAAAGGACTAAATAGTTGAATAACAGCTATTTAGATGTGTTATAAATTGCAAAAATAGCCCCGCCATCCTTACATATTTATAAGGATTTTCGTATCTTTATAGTGTGATAATCAAGCAGATAACTCACTTTTGAAGACCAAAAAAAGATGGAAATTGTAAACCGCAACCCCTCACCGAAAGCCCCCGCGCTCTCTACCGCCAGAACCGCTAAGAGTCCACCAGTGACGACGCAGTAAGCCCCCCGCTTACTACAGGGATTTTATCAAAAACTAATCAATCATTTCCGGACGTGCCAAACCGTAAAATTTTACGGGCAGGAGAGGTACGCCCCAAGCAATCCCCGATCATGGAAGACTTTATCCCCCGCGTGTACGTCGGTACGTATGCCAAGTACAACAACGGTAGCATTTTTGGCGAGTGGCTGGAACCCGCCCAATACGTTGATCTAAACGATTTTCTGGCCGCTTGCGCTGAGTTGCACGAGGACGAAGACCAGCCGGAATTTATGTTTCAGGACTACGAAAACATTCCCAAAGGCTTAATTTCTGAGTGCTCAATTTCGGCTGATTTATGGGTATTCATCGAACAAACGCAGGATTGGGACGAAGATCGAATGAAGGCGTTTCAGGAGTTTTTAGAAGCCGGTTACGGTGAACGGCTGATTGAGTCTGATCTGGAAAATTTCGATAACGCCTACCAAGGCAAGTACGATTCCGAAGAAGCCTTCGCAGACAATTTTGCCGAGGAACACGGTCTGTATACCTCACTAGATAAGATCGGCATCAATCGCCACTATTTTGACCTAGCCGCCTACACGTACGACCTTTTTATCGATGGGTTCTACTTCTCCAAGTCCTACGTTTTCTCCCGTTGCTAGGCCAGTACTCCGCATTACCCCAAATCAATTATACAATCAATTTCACTTTTGAAGACCATGAAAAATACCCCGAACATTTCCGCAAATGCCGCTAATGGTAACAGTTCAAACGGTAACAGTCTGCCAATTCAGCCGCTGGGCAAGTTGTTGGACGAAGCAAAAAATCCCGGTAACGGTTCTGCGGTCAAACAGCCGACGACCTACCCGGCCTCGAAGGTAGAGCCAGCGGTAACGCCACAGGCCGAACAGCCGAAGGCGACCCCGCCAGCACCGGAGCCGGTAGCCCCGGCCCCAGTGCTACAGGTCCAGACGCAACAGCCAGCGGCCACCCCTCAACCCGAAGCCGTTAAACGAAGCCGTCAGGAGGAAATAGCGTTCCATGTCGAGAAGTCGCGCCAGTTGCAACTACTGAACACGCAATTAATCAGCCTGAACGGGAAGCTGGACGAGTTGAAAAAATTCAGCTACACGGTAGATCAGGAGGATGACCACCGCTACGCCAAGTTCTCAATATTTGACGACGGTAACCGCGAGTTTAATTGTAAGCACCACGGGCTAACGGCAAAAATTATCGACTTCCTAAAGCGGGAGTTTGCCGATAAGATTGACGAGAAGGAAAACGAACTGCTTTTAGTCTCGCAGTCGTGAGCGAATTTGATACGTTGCTAGTGGACGAGTTGCGCCGGGAGTTCCGGCGCACTCGCCCCCCGGCGAAAGCCCTAGAAAGCTACTACACTGCCGGCATTTTTCGCCTGTCTACGCCCTATCAGATCGGTTTTCGGGTGTTCTGGTTTCCCGCAGAACTCATGCAACCGCTGATTTTTTCCCTGAACGATACCCTTTTCGAACTCATTGAACCTTTACCCGTATGACCATCGTGCCAACGGATTACGCTACGCCCCTGTTTTGCGCGGGAGAAGTCACCGTAAGTTATAACCCAGCCCCAGCGGGCCAGCGCCAGCGAATTAGTACCAGCCTTGACGCGTTTACGGTTCTGCGCCAGTACTGGAGTGCAAAAATTGCTCTCGTTGAAGAGTTTTACGTACTATGTCTGAACGCGGCCAATGAGGTAGTAGGCATCTACCTTGTCTCCACTGGTGGCGTGTCGGCCACGATTGCAGACCCCAAAATCGTGTTTACCGTCGCCCTCGGTACACACGCCAGTAAAATTATCATCGCCCACAATCACCCATCGGGCCAAATGGCCGCCAGTCAGGCAGATATTAACCTGACGCGCACGTATGAAGCACTCGGAAAAATGATGTGCTGCCCCCTGCTCGATCATTTGATTTTAGGCCCTGATCCGGGCGTGTTCCTCTCGTTTGTCGATGAAAAACTAATTCACCTCCATGAGCCAACCAACGTTTTTTTCTAGAATCAGCTACCAGACGCGCCCCTCGAATAAATTGCAACAGGCTATTTTGTTGCAGATCGAACGGTATGACAACATATTGACGCAGGAGCCAGAAACATTATATACGCTTATTGATGGGTACACCCAGCAAGCAAACCGGACGCATCACCGCTGTACGCCCATGCGCGCAGATACCAACCGCACCTATCCAGAAAAGGAGATTTCAAGTATTAGTGTTTCCGGTCTGGTAACGATCAGTTTGCACAAGGTTGTCGGTACGTTCCCCAAAGTGAAACCGGAGCCAGTAGCCGAGCCAGCACCGCCCCCGCCCGTAGTCGTTGCCCCAGCACCGCCACCAGTACCGCCCCCGGCTCCGGTAATTGTCGAGACAGTAAAGCCCCGTATTGCCGTATTGAAAGGCCGCGATACGGATAAAATAGAAAGGTTCGAGTTTTGGGACAAGTTTTCAAAACAGGTGCAGACCCTACTGGCCGAGGGGCGTATCTGGAATATCTACCTTGATAATTTGCAGATAGCAATGGCCGAAGAATACGGAGGAAAGAAACACCTCGCTTATTAGCTAAATCACTGGACGAATCCCGCCCGTAGCCACCCGCTACGGGCTTTTTGTTGTGGGCGTTCCTCCTAGAAATGTAGTTAGGGGAGAGGGGAAAGTGCCTTCTTTCTTTTCCTACTTGGGAAAAAGAAAGAAGCAAAGAAAAGCCCGCTGTCCGCTTTCGCGAGGAAGCAGCCTCTTACCGTTGCTGTCGCTTATATTTGGCTATGATAAAGACGAAAAAAGGACCTGACGGCATCCTCGTAATCCCGAATGTGCGCCACTACCGCAAAATCAGACGGTTTTGGCGAGCGATCGTTGTGACAGATGGTAATGATGCTGCTGTAGTTGACATTGTATTACGGCCAGTAGCCGGCACCAAAGAAGATACGAAACGAATAGTCAGGCGTATTCTACCAAATTACGGACGCGTTTCGGCTGTAAACAGGGAAGTACAGCAGAACGAAATCGCGTTTAAAAACGGATCGACGATTAAATTTCCTTCAGATTCTGTAGGACCCTTTGAGGGAATGAATCCGGCCAATATCTGGCACGGATGAAAGGCTTAAAACAAAACAACCCGGCCGCATAGCGACCAGGCTGTAGTAAACACACTTTTGAAATTTTATAGTTTCGGTTTTGCCCAGGCAATTGGTTGCGCGATGGTGAAACCTGCTTTCTCCAGAAGATCTATTTTCTTGTCGAGCGAAATAGCTGGCCCGTTCTTGAAGCGGTGCTTCAGCTGATCCCGCGCGTTTTTAGTCATGCCCGTCCTCGACCAGTACAGATCGCTGCTGAGCAGGATCTGAAACATTGCATCGGTGGACGTATCTTGATTTGGCACGCACAAAGATACGTTATTTCCTTATAAATTCATAAGGCTTTTGCAGCTTCGTGCTCCTTTATCCATACGGTCAATAGCAGATTACCCACGAATGTTAGCTCGAAATCACCCCGACAGCCGCAGGTGCATCCACTGACCCAGCCTGATTTAATCAGCTGATTCATTTTTGCCCTGGCTAATTTCGGAGGAACGCCTGCCGGCATCGCATTCTGCACCGAATTTTCGAAGCCTTCGAACAGCGTACCCCAGCTATCTTTACTGTCCAGGTCTTTCAGGAACTTTAGCAGGGCAACGTCATCGATGTGCTTGCACTGGAGCGTTTTCTGACGCATCCTAGTTGTTGCGCTCGTTGAGTACGTCCGGATCGGATGCCTCATCGCCCCAGGCCGTCACGAATAGGAAGCCGTCATGTACTGGTTTGGAAACGATTGGATCGTCGATCAACCAGCGCAGGAAATTAACCGGTGGTACATTGACAAATTCTGAGGCTGGAGCTGCGATCATGAATCCCTCGTACTCATCTTCCGGATGAATCTTGACCGTGTCCAGAAACTTAGCCATCTCCAGTACGTTCGCATCCGGAATGGTGCCAATGAACTTCTCAACATTTTCCAGTTTCAGGTCGTATTTCCGGCAAAGATCCTGGAGCGTATTCCAACTGGCAAACTTGTAGTTCGGATACCGCATAGCGTACTTCAGCGCTATCTGGTGGTTCTTCTGATCGAACTCGTACTGCCGCTTCTTCTGATCAAAGCTTTCCTTTAACTCGGTAAATTCTTTTACGTCCGGTTGTTGAGTAAAGCCCATCCGCATGAGCGTGGCCACGCGATCCGATGGAACTGGCTCCTGATCCGAAAAAAGGGCTGGTTCAACCAATGCTTCAGCCGCCTGCGCGTAAAGCTCCGCGTGAATCTCAGCGGCTGAAATGCGTTTTGGTTGTGGTCTTTCTACAGTAGCCGTAAAGCCTGAACCTGTTTGACGAATTACGGTTACGTCACCACCAACCAGCGCAGGATCAACCCCGATGACAATTCGATCATCGATCGTTTGAACAATACGCCGGGGAACGTATGCAGTCATTAAATTACTCCAGATGGCGCTACGCTCGGAAAACGGTTTCGCAAAAAAGCTTTCTCTTTCAAAAAGCGGGGAGTGCTCAATCCAGCGGGGAGTATCATCCAGCATACTGCTCATCATATCGCTTTGCTCTATGGCGAGTTTTAATCGTGAGCTTAGACTCAACGAATTCGGTAAGTCATTCATACAAGTAAGGGGGTAGTTTGCTACGGGCAAGTTACGCACCCGGTGCGCATCATACAACCTGGTAGCCGCTCCGTCATCACGGCTGAAACGGCCTCAGCTCCGAGGCCCGCCCATTTTGCCGCCTACTTATGATCAAGCTGGCGGAAATGACGAAACAGATGCGGAAAACGGTGGGTCTCAACCGGCCCCGGCCCTTTTCGCTTGTGTACGTAACCTTCGACCGCAAACGCAAAACAGGGGGCCAGTTCCGCGAAATCCGGCACGCTATCCTGCTTACCAAGCGCCACGCTGAATCCCGTATGGTACTGATTCAGCCCGTCGGGCTCAAGGTAGTCATCCCGGTCCACCTTGATCTAATCATCTATTTTAACGACGTACCGGTGGCATGAGTCTGCACTATTTTGCTGGGGACAACTACGACGTGGCCGTTCTGCCTCAAGCCGGGATGATGATCCAGCTGGAGGGCGACCGGCCCGCGCAGCGTAAAACCTCCCTGATCACTTCGTCGGCGCCCGCTACCGGCCCGACCGCCGTACAACCCGACTGGGCGCGGTTCTCCTCCGCCAGTGGCGATATCATGCCCTGGGGCGATGGTAACGATTTCCCCCAGCGGATCCACGAGCTGTACTATCAGGATCCTATTATTCCGACGACCCTCGGTAAAACCGCCAGTATGCTGGTGTCAGGGGGCATTATGGCGGTTCTCGCCGACGTAAACGAGAAGGGGGAGCGGGTGTTTTTGCCCCTCCCAAAAGACAATCCGGTTACGGCCGAGATCGAAGCCTTTATCGGATCGGCTCATTTTAAGCGCTACCTGCGCGAAATGGCCAGCGATGCCGTCTGGTATTTCAACGGATTTCCGGAAATGCTGCTCAATAAGGCGCGCACCAAAATCGTGCAGCTGCACCCGCTGAACGCCGAGGAATGCCGCTGGGCCCGCATGGATGAGCAGGGCAATTTACCGTACGTGTACGTGAGCGCCAGCTGGCCACACGCCACGATCAGCGACGACCGTACCAAGCGTATCCACGCGCTCGATCCCTACCGCTGGGACCGGGTCGAGTGGCTTCGCGAGTCGAACTTTTACAACTGCGTTTACCCGATCAGTTATCCGACACCTGGTAAGCGCTTCTATTCACTGGCTCACCACTATTCGATTGTCGAGTCGGGCTGGCTGGACGTGCACCGCTCGATACCGGCCTTCAAAAAGTTCATGCTGCGTAACCAGATGGCGATCAAGTACCACGTAAAGGTGGACAAAGCCTACTGGCCGATGCGCTTCGGGGCGGCCTGGAACAAAGCCGACGATAAGGGCAAGGAGGAGCTGATCCGGGGCTGGGTGGACTACATCACCAAGACGCTCACCAACGTCGAGAACGCCGGGTCGATGCTGATGACGCAGATCGAAGCGGGTCTGGACGGTAAACCAGCCAAAGAGTACGTCATCATCGAGGCCGTCCCGGATCCGTTCAAAGACGGCAAGTACCTGGACGATAATCTGGAGGCTGCGGCCAACATTTTCTACGCGCTCGGTATCGATCCGACGCTGGTGGGTTTCGCCGGCGGGGAGAAGATGGGTGCCCGATCGGGCGGCTCCGACAAACGCGAAGCCCACCTGATTGCCCTGCATCAGATGGCTCCCCACCGCGACATGATCATCGAGCCACTTGAATTCATCGCTGAGTTCAACGGCTGGAAAAAAGAATTTCCGCTGCTGGATTTCCCCTTTTGCGACAAGATCCTCACTACGCTGGACTCTGGTGCCGGCTCCAAAGACTTCACTAATGGCTGAGTTATTCGACGGGTCGACCGACGATTTTCGCCGGTTTATTCCGGTCAACGTCAATTTTTTGCTGGAAGACGCACTACCTAAGATCGAGGAAGTCGAAATGCTGGTGCTGCCGCGCTTCCTGGGCGAAGCGATCACCGAGCAGATCGTTGGTTATTTCTCGGAATCTACCCTGACCAAACCACAGGAAAAAGCCTTGTTTCTGGCTCGTAAAGTGGTCGCTAATCTGGGCTTTGAGCGGCATTTGCCCTTTTGTGAGGTGCAATTCGATAATGATGGCGTGACGGTTACGGCTTCAGCGGAGCGCAAACCCGCCTTCGAATACCAGACCATCAAGCTCAGTAAGACACTGCTCGATACGGGATGGGAGGCAATGGATCTATTGATCAGCCACGTGGCCAGCCTGCCGTCGCTGTTTCCGGACTGGACCGATGCCCCCTATTACCAGGAGCATCAGGATGCGCTGTTCAAAAACGCCAAAGACTTCTCAAAGTTCTACCCGATCCAGGACCGCTGGCTTACGTTCTGGGCGCTTCGTCCGGTGATTCAGGCCATCGAAGAAGATAAGGGCGAAGCTGAACTGGCGCGCGTCGACGCGCTGCCTGGTACAGTCACCGAGGACCAGAAAAACAAACTGATCCGTAAGCTCAAGCGGGCGATTGCCTACCAGGCCGTGATCAACGCGCTGCCCATTCTGTCCTTCGAGCTATCGGGTAGTAACGTCCAGCTGAACTACGCCAGCCAGTACTCCAACATCAAGTACTTCCAGCCGCTGAGCAAGGAGCAACGGGCCGACATTACCGACAATCTGCAAAAACAGGCGGATTTATTCCTGAGCAGCTACGAGCAGGATATGACGGGCCTGCAACCCGCTCCCGAAACGACTTCCGATTCATCACCTGGCTTCACCTACTCAACCGGCGCTGTCACGTTCGCTTAACCTACCGCTATGCATAAGCTCATTTTTTCGTGGCGTCTGACGCCCCAGCAGGAAAATCGCCAGCTCCGGATGCTGCTGATTCTATCAGTAGCCGGGCTACTGTTCGTCACTGGCCTGCTCACCAGCTGCAAACCAAAACCCAAACCGGTTCCGGCCCCCCCGGCCGCTACGCCCGCCGTCGATACCACCCAGGAGCGACTCGAGCGGGAAGCGGATCAGGCCGGCTCTGTGGCTGATACGCTACGCAAAGCAGCCAATCAATCCATCACTAACTACACTAACGCGGCTAAACGCTATGACTCGCTACGCAATGAACTCGAGAAAAATTAAACTCCTGCTGCTGGGCGTCGCGGTCCTGGTCGCCTACCTGCTGGCCTCGTTCAACCCGGCGACAGCTCAGCCGGCGGAGGTGCACACCCGGGCGATGGTCAAAAACATGCCGTTTCCGTTTGAGGATGGCGTTGCCGTCCGGTCCGCCCGCTGGCAGCTGCTGACCCAGAACCTCATTGCCGCCGACACGCTGCGCGCGCAGTCGGAGCGGACGATCAAGAGCCTGAAAAAAGGCATTGCCGCCGATTCGGTTAGCCTGGCTAAGCTGAAAAGCCTGAGCGGCTATAACAGCCACAAAGCCGATTCATTAAGCCGGGAAATGGGAGTGAAGCAGGATTCACTCACCAAATTCGAGGCTAATCTGACGCTGGCCACCGGTGTTGTCGAGCGGATCGTGGGAAAACTTCCGCGCGGATTACGTAAAACCGTGGTCCTGCTCCCGCTCGACAGGCAGGCTACGGCCGTGTGTGATTACATCGCTACGCTCCGGTGGCGGAAGTGGTACTGGTTTGCGGCCGGCATTCCGACCGGTAGCGCTGCCCTGCTGATTTTAAAAGCTGCGCTGCGCTAGATCATGGCCCTGAACCCGAAACACTTTCTCACCCAGACGGGACTGGCGGCAGCCGCCAAACGGCTGCGTACCGGCCTGGCCGAAATCCGGGCGCTGGCGAAAGTCGAAAGCTCGGGCCAGGGCTTCGACGACGAAGGCCGGGTGATCATCCGGTTTGAGCCGCACGTCTTTCATGAAAAGACAAACGGAAAGTACGCTCAGTCTCATCCGCACCTGAGCTATAAGGACTGGAATCCCAAGGTTCCCCGAGGTCTGGATCATTCGTGGCAGTTATTCAAGGAAGCCTGCACGCTCGACGCTACGGCGGCCGTGCTGTCCACCAGCTGGGGTATGTTCCAGGTGATGGGCTTCAATTTTACCCGGTGCGGCTGTAAAACGCTGAAGGAGTTCGTCGCTAAAATGGAGAACTCGGTCGATGATCAGCTGGCGCTGACCGTCGAACTGCTCATGAGTTCCGGCATGGCCGTGCTACTACGCACCCACCAGTGGGCGGCCCTGGCGCTCCGCTATAATGGCAAAGGCTACAAGAAAAATCAATATGATACCAAACTGGAACACTGGTTCTGGACCTATTCACGCTAACCATGAAAAAAGTACGTAATGCCCTGCTAATGGGGACGCCCTATAACGGTTTGTCGCTCCTGATCTCGCTCGAGCAGGTCGGGGCCTGGATCCTCAGCGCCGGCGTTGACTGGAATAAACTGCCCATCGCGTTTGTCGGAGCCAGTATCTCGACCTACATCGCGCTGTACCGCGCGGCTCTGAAGCCGGGCGAACCCGCCAAACATCATCCCCTGTGGGAATGGCTGTTCCGGCTGGCCACCGGTACGGTGCTGGCGATGGTTGGCTGGCCCGACGTGCATAAGTCCTGGGGCAATTACCTCTCGGAAGGATCCTGCGTCATCGTAGCCGGCGTGATTGGCTGGTTGTTCTGCGAGGGCATTTACTGGTTTGCCAAAACCAAATCCGAAAATCCATCACTCCCTAAATCGTAATCAAGATGTCACTAGCAAGCAATCCCTTCTTCTGGCTCGGCCAGTTCGGCGTCGGCGTCGTTGTGCTGCACAGCATTCTGGTGTGCTATCGCCACCGCAACCAGATTCCGACCGTCGCTATTTTCTTTACCCTGGCTGTTATTAGCCTGAACGTACTCGTTCACCCGGCAGTGTACGTGCCAACGTTTCTGAGTCCGAGTGTCGTTTACTCGCTGTTATTCGTGGCGGGTATAGGCGCGGCCTACCGTGAAGTAAAACTTTACCGGGCCTCAAAACGCGCGGCCGTCACCGAGGCCCAGAAACGGCAACTGACCATTACCCGCAAAGTCTGGATCTGGGGATCAGTTGCGTTTGCGGTCCTAATGGGCTTCATCGGTATCAAATCACGCTAACCGCTTAAACCTGGTAATTCTCATGGAAAAGAAAGCAATCAAACGCTCAATTGTGTACAGCTTGATCGCTCTAGCTATTTGCTACAGTGCGGGCTGGTTGTTTATGGCCAATCAGTTCATACCTGCTTTGGTAGACGCATTTGTCGGTTGGATAATAGCCAAAGAGGCATTCAACGGTTTCCCGCTCGAGCAACTCCGGCGGAAGCAGTTTTTGGAGGAGCTGAGCCGATCAGAACACTTCGAGCGGCTGGCTAAGGTGGACCAGATGCTGCTCCGGGATCTTATCGATAACGACAACCACTAACGTGAACGACGTACAGCTAAAAATAACGACCCGGGAGGGCCGGAAAATGGATCTCCGTTATTGTGGCCCGGCAGGCTGGAGCGAAGTGAATCCGGCTCAGGCAGTCGGGCTTTTTCGGTTTCGCCGGCTGATCACCCAGGAGCCGGCGAGTCTGTTTCCGGCTCTGAAGCTGTTATACGGGATGCAGCCAAAACATCAACGGTGGCTCTTCGACGGTGATCTGCTGCGTAAGCAGGGGATGGCCGACCCCGAGCCGATGCCTGAACTTGACGACGTGGGCGACTACGAGATTCCCGATCGGATCCTGACGCTGCAAATGGGCCTGAAGCTGATCGATACGGTGCGCTGGGTGGGTCTGACCGAACCCGGTCACGACTGGATTGTCAAATCGTTTTCTCCGCTCGACTTTAAATACGGCAGCGTGCCCATCGAGCTAAAACGGGTGATGAACCAGATGCGCTTTTACGCGCCGTCGGCGGGCCTGGGTGACGCGACCTTCCGCGAGTTTATGCTGGCCGATAAAGCCTTCGAGGATCGCAACCTGACCCGACTAGCGGCTATTCTCTACCGGCCGGGCAGGCCGGGGAACCGCAACGAGCTGGACGTGGACACGATGGATCAGCGGGCAAAGGTGCTTTCCGTTGCTGAGCCGGCCCTGCTGGATCTGATCGCTTCGCAGTTCCAGGCCTGTAAAGAGTATCTCCGGACGTGTTTCCAGCACGTCTTTCTGAAGGCCGAGGAAGGCGCTCAGAAATCCAGTACCGGCGGCAAGCGGGGTAACTGGCTCGACGTGGCCATCAATATGGCCAAACTCGACGCGACTAAAGTGCCGCAGATCGAGCAGCTGGATTTGTACCTGGCCATGAAAGTGCTCGACGAGCAGATGCGCCAGGCCGAGGAGCTGGAGGCCGAAATGCAAAAACAACGCAAGAAATCATGACCCAGCAGGAATACATTGATTATTTCGAAGAGCTTGCCCGCAGTAGCAACCACATCAAACACACGGATGCGACGCCCCGCTTTTACGTAGTCAAGAACAATGACTACTCGGTGATCATGAGGAACACCCGTACACTCAAGCTACCGTGTATCCTGATTGATCAGTACTACGACACCCCGAGCCGGACCAACGATAAGTTTATGACCACGATCACCGGTGGCGTTACGGTGCTGGTGGCACTCCGGAAAGGCGACGAGAACGACATCTACCGGGCCGAGCAGGAAGCGGCTCAGATTGCCCTGAAGTTTGTGAACCGGATGTATTTCGACTGTCGAGATCCCAGAGGCAAGCTCTACAGTAAACGTATGGTACCCTCGACCGAGTACGAAGGGGAGCCGTTTCCGACCATGACCGACGTAGCCGCCGGCTGGGGCTATCCCTTTGAACTGGAAATACCGGCCTCTTTTGCCGTCGATGCGGGCGACTGGAGCGATCTGTAGCGCGTTTCTAACCGGCCGTCATCACGGCTGAAACGGCAGGAGCGGGGAGGGACGCGCTATTTCGCGCCATGCCCGCTCAGCTCGTTACAGAACCCAATCCTTTCGCCCTGACCAAAGGAGGCCGCATGGTCTACCAGATGCATGGGTCCGATCGGATCATTTCGGCGGGCTCCAAGGCTATCTGCTTGCTGCTGTTTTCGGCCCCCGTTGTCGATGGTACCACCCTTGACCTGAAATGGAAGGGGTTAGTCCACCAGATTACGTTCAAAACCTCGCCCGTCGAGAGTGACGAGTTCCCCACCGGCGATGGCTCAGCGGCCTACGTCGATTCCCTGCTGCCGCTTTTTAAGAGTTATTTTCCCTTCTATCAGGATTTCATCCTGACCCGCAATGCAGCTGATCAGCTGCCGGGTATCATCTTCACCGCCAAAGAGGCCGGTGCGGCCTACAACATTCAGGATCCAGCGTTTCCCGTCGGAACGCCCTTCGGCTTTGGTCGGACGGCCGACGGAGCCGATGCCAAGGTCCGCCCGCGCTACGGCATTTACGCTGAACTCTGGCTACAGAAGCCCGGTACCACCGGCGCCGACGAAGCGGATTACGTACTGAAGTTCAAACCCAGTGGTGACGTGGACCAGAACGGGCTGGCGCTGTTTGACGCCGGCGACATTCTGCACAGCGAACTCGCAGCGGATTTGCCCAGCTGGAACCTGGCCCAGCCCCAGCGGGCGATTACCTCGCACCTGAAGTATTTTGTTCGCTACGCCGAAGCCTGGGGAACCCCGCTCCGTATTGCCCGGATCAGTCAGGATGATACGCGGGATGCCTACCTGGGCGGAGCCGATTACGCGGGCCGGGCCGGCATCGGCTTCTCGCTCGACGGGTTCGTGCAGAAAGAATCGGCCGATAAGGACCAGGCTCTGCGCTTCGGCTCCAAAACGCGGTACGTCCGATTCGACGAGCCGCAATACCTGTCTTATCTGAACACCCGCAGTACGGTCCAGGCGAAGCTGCGCGTCACGCTCCGGTACGATAACAATACCTCGCAAACCTACTCCGATATCCTCGACGAGTTTACGTTTGCGAAGTCGGATAAATGGACGCTGCCGGCGGGCGTTGCCCAGCTAAAATTACTGGATCTGGTACCGGAAGGTCGTCAACTGGTCGAGTACGAGCTGCGACTCACGACGGCCGGCCTGGAGGCTGGGCAGACAGCGCATCTCTCGGCACCTTATCGCTACGTGCTGAACGGCAATTACCAGCCATACACGCGCTATTTTGCCTATGTCAGCTCACTCGGCGTCATTGAAACGCTGACTACCTTTGGCAAGGGCAGTGCCGAACTGACGCGCTTTTTTGAGCAGGCTAACCGGTTTACCTCCGCATTTTATGACGTTGCCCACGGGCAGTTTATCGATTACGACGTATCGATCCAGGAGCAGATCGAGGTAGCTACCGGCTTCCGCAAAAAGATCGATCTCCAGCACCTCAATGATTTTTACCGGTCTAGCCAGCGCTTTCATCTCATCGATGGAAAAGCGCTGCCGATTTCGATTACCAGCAAATCGATCAAGACAACCCGGGACGGCGATACCACCTTTGCCCACAAGTTTCAGTTCGTTTACCTGTTCCGGAATGACTTCTATACCTACGTCGGTACCGGGGAGGAGGACGACGATTCACCCCCGCCGGGCTTTCGCCCGATGGGCGACGTAACCGTTGTGCAGAACCAGGTCGTGAACGCGACGGATCCCACCATCGACGATTCGGTACGGACCATTACCGGCGCCGACGTAATGGCGTTCCGCCGAACGGCCGCGCTGCCCGACGTGAGTAGCTACGGATTCTTGAACGAGCAGAACGGCCGGCTGGTGTTTCGGCCCCTTGACAAGAAAATCGACTACGTATCCGATCTGAAGAACAAGCCCACGAACCGCAACGATGCAGGCCTCTCGGACGTGGCCACGGTGAACGAAACCGAGGAGATGATCGACCGCCTGGGCGGCATCCGGGCCACGCTGACCAGCTGGACTACGCCTAACGAACCCACTGTATGATCTATGGCGGGCATTCGTGTACTCACTCCCCTCGGCCTTGACTGGCGCTACAGCCTGGATGGCATCATTTGGCAGTCCAGTCCGGTGTTTCTGCTCGATGCGGCCGGCAATGCGCTGGTACCGGGAAAGGTCTACACGGTTTACTTCCGCAATGCCCGCCTGAACCGTACGCTCATCGAGCGCATCAAACTGGGCACGACCGGTCAGAGTAGTTCGGACGTGCTCGATGACATTACGCTGCGCTCTGATCTGGAGGCCGAAGCCGTTGATCCGGATAGCGTCGTGATGACGATGAAGTCGAGCCTCGGCCGGATTTTCAGGCGGTTCACGCCGGAGAATTTCCGGCTGTGGCTCAATATCGATTTCTCCAGACTGACCGGGTTTGTCACGCCTAATCCGATCTCAACGACCGGCTACGTGCGCTCGACGGAGCCCGCCAGTCTGGATAATCCAACGGTCATTGCTGCCTGGTTTCAGAACGGTACCAGCTGGGCGCTGGAGAAAGTGACGATGGCCCGCCTGCGGCTGCAGCTGAACATTCCGGATCAATACGTACCCAGCTGGATCATTCCCAGCCAGGCCCAGCTCGACGCGCTCATCCCCCGCATTAGTCCGGATGTGCTCGCCACGTTCGCCGACCGCCTGGCTCTGATTCGTCGGGGCGGGCTAAGCGTGCCCCTGTCGAGCAATGATGCGCTTTTTGTGGCCTGGCAGATCGCCCCCTTTCTGGGGTTTGATCCGCTGGTTGCCCGACCAGCTGACTACAAAGACCTGCTGGACGAGTCGACGGCGGGCAGCATTGCCTGGCAGCTGAGCCGCCCCTGGGGCTTTTACTTCAGTTTGCTGGGCATCGCCCGGCGGATTGTGCTGGAACAGGCTGAAGTGCAAATCGTGGCCGATCAGCTGGCCCCCTTGTTTGGGTTCGAGGAATTTAAGCCGCTTTCGATCGGCGAGGAGATTGACGGGCTTTCGGATGAAGCCCTGGAGAAAATCCGGGTCAAGCTGAACACCAGTGCGCCGTCCTTCATGGACCAGTTCCGGGCCACGACGACGACGGAGCGCCTGGAAATTCGGGACATCGTTCCCTGCTGCGGGGGGGAATCGACGACGCCAGCGATGAACATCGTGGTACGTGGCCACTATGAGCCCGTGGGCACTACGCCCGCCAACCGCGCGCCGGTGGTGAACAACGCCATGCCCGACAAACACCTGCTGTCGACTGATTCCAGAATCTTCTACCTACCAGCCGATCAGTTCACCGATCCGGATGGCGATCAGCTTACGCTCACGGCCCAGCGGACAACGGGCGCTCCCCTGCCTACGGAGCTAATCTTCACGGGTGCCCAGCGCAAGTTCGAGGTAACGGACGGCTACGAAATGCCAACGGCGATCAAGATAATCGCCACCGATCCGGGTGGGCTGTCGGTTAGTCAGAGCTTCCTGCTGACGTTTGAAGGGGCAACGGCTAACCAGCCACCGGTGCTGATCGATCCGATGCCGAACGTCACGATCAACACGGCCGACGAGCAATCATTCGCCCTGCCCGATACGCAGTTCAAAGATCCCGATGGATCGGCGTTCACGACCACCGTTACGCTGGCCGACGGCTCGGCGCTACCAATCTGGCTGAGCTACAACCCGTCGACGCGCACATTCAAAAAGGCGCAGGGCTTCACCACGGGGCAGATCGATGTGCTGGTCACCGCGACCGATCCGGGTGGCCTCACGGCGACCGATACGTTTACCGTGACGGTCAACGCGCCGACAACACCACCGGCCGCCCAGATCGCCGAAGTGCGCAAGAAGGTGATCACGGGTACATCGACGCGCTGGCTATTGTACGTCAAGACGAACCCAGTAACCTCGACCCAAACGGGTGGTAAGCTGTACGTCCGGTTCCGCACCGCGAACGGCGGCTTCTACGATTCGGGCTTCACGGCCTGGGAATCAGCCCAGAACAACCAGGGCAGTCAGGGCGAGTACTACAGCGAGTCCGAAGCCAACCAGGGCTTTCACTACCTGGTGCAAAAGAACACTTTCTCGGGTGAGGATACTGATGCCAGCCACGTGGTCTACGTGCAGCTGAGCACCTCGGCCGACGGGACCAACTACCAGGAATACACCTTCACTGTCACCGAAAATCAAGCGCAATCCATCGTAATCATATATCCACTTGTCTAATATGTCAACCACAAAACCACGGGTGATACCGATCTCGGATGACGGCGAACTGGGCAAAATCATGCCCGGGGAAGCCTTCGTCGAGCAGTATTTTCCCGAACTGCAGCCGGTCAAGAAACCGGACGCGACGACCGATCCCATCCGGCCGGCACCGGTACCCGATCCGCCGGCGATCACGCCACCCGCCGTGATCATTGAGCCAGCGCCGAAAAAACCATTCGGCTGGCCACGGGTGACGGTCGGTACACTGACTGATAAAGGCCGCCTGTTTCCGGTTTGTCTGGGGCATAGTCTGGACTATCTGCTGCTGGTCGTCAATAAGGCCGACGAACCCGACGCCTTCATGCCGTGCGGATTCAATCTGGGGTACCAGCTGCAGACAGAGATGGCCCGGCCCACCGGTCAGGAAACGCCCTGGGGCGTTGGTCAGCCGGCTACCTTCAACCGACCCGACGGCTACCGGCTCCGGTATTTCGAGGATGGGGCCCGCTACTACGAACAGTCGGATTTGCCCGACGAAGAAGAACCCCGCAAACCCGGTGCCGCCGTGGCGGCCATGAACATTCAGGTAAAAGGCCATTACTCATGAATCACCTCGTAGCGGAAAACATCGGGGGTGATCCCAACAACCTGGGCTGGCCGCCCGGCCAACAGCGCTACTTCCTGTATGCGCTGGCGCTCTCCTGCGCTTGGGGATTAGCCCTCTGGAATAGCCTGAGTCCGGCCCAGAAAATCGCGCAGTCCCAGCCCATGCCCCGGCCGGGTAACTTCCAGTTGCGCACCTGTGACGATGGGGGCTACAACCCGGGCAACCCTTCGGGCGAGCTGGAAGAGGAGATCCAGTTCACCGGCCAGAACGTATCGGACGCGCCCAGCACGAACCCGTCGCTGATGACCCTGACGCCCCGGGTGGAAAACGGCGAAATCCGGATAACCATGACCTTCACCCAGCCCCCGGCGGCTGGTGAGGAACGCTGGCTGCTCTACAATAACCTGCGCTGGTTCCGGCAATCCGAGATCGAGGCCCGGGGCTTTGCCTTCGGGCGCGAGCACCTGTTCCAGTGCTTCGATTTTGTCGGTGCTCCGGCCGGTGAAAAACGACTCGATACCCGGCCCAACGCCGAACAGCGCATCACTTTCTTCTAGCCACATGGGACACAAACCACTTAGCCGTGGCAAAATGAAGCGCGGCTATAACGAAACATTTTTTGATCTGTACACCGTCAACCTGCCCAACCGGCGGAAGATGAGCTACACCCCCCGCATTACCCGCCGGGAAACCGAACTGGTATCGAAGGGCGTCTGGGCGGTACAGATCAACGGCGGTCGGCAGCGGCCGGCTGACCTGCACCGTCGGCACCATGCCGTGCTGCTGCACCCGGACTTTATTCAAAACTATGTCGGGGGTAGTAAGCCCCTGGTTGCCTTCAGCCGGGAAGAATGCCGGGGCTGCGTGTCGGCCTGGTTCTTCAGCCGGACGGGCCTGGGGGGTGCGGGTGTCGGCTTTATTACGTCGGGCGCTCAGGAGGGACGCTACGAAAACGATCCGTGGGCGCAGTTGTATACCGTTTGCCCCCAGCAGTACGTCTGGATCGAGGAAATGTTCGCCGAGTTATGCGCAGCCAACGACTGTATCTACATCGGACCCTACGATGGTGTAGCCGAGCTGAAGCCCCAGGGCGTCGACGGAAAGTACTCGGCTGCGGATATCCGTCAGGCAATGACTTCACCGTCGGCCGCCCATGCCTTCATGGTCGCGCACGAGAACAACAGCTATCCGTATTTCAAGGAGCGGCTGTGGCGGTTCAAACCCTGCGTGATGAACCAGTATTTCCGGGGATCGGATAATGCGCACGATCGGGCGGGGGAACTGCTCATTACATTCATCATCGTTTCGCTGGCGCTGCAGCACGTCGGCGTCGACAAGGAATACGGGTGTCCGTTTTTCTTTCTGGGCAAAACCGAATTCGCCGGTAAATACACCCCGCGCTATATCCGGTTGCTGGACGGTGGGGGCATCCTGATCAGCTTCGACTTTCCGACCTACAGTCAGGACTTTCAGCTGTTTATCTCCAGCGAATCGTTCCGGCAGTTTATGCTTCCCTTCAACTGGGAAGATACCGGTGCCTTTGGGGCTTCCACGGCCGTGGCACCCGCCGACGTCCGACGCGAGAGTGACAACTTCCTGCTCGTTCACACCGAGAATTTTACTGGGCAGAAAGCGCCCGTTCAGGTCTCGCCGTTCGATCCGGGCATTACCTATCCCTGTCTGCACAGCCCGGCCAGCGCCCTGGATATGTACGGCCTGGCCGCCAAGTGGTACGAGAAAGAATGGGCGCACATCCCGTCCGACATGGTACCGCTGGCCTTCACCAAACCGGACGGCAGCTACCTAGAGGTGTCGGCCGCGTTCGTGCACGACTGTTTCTCGCTCAAACTGCCCTACGTCAAAGGGGCTGAGTCGGGCAACAACTACAAGATCAGCATCACCGATTACGTCAACGTGCTGTCGTCGACCAACACGATCAACTGCAAATTTCCGAGCGGCCGGATCGTGCCGGTCACCTACGTAACGGGTGGTCCCGAGACAATTATCGGAACGTTTAACTAACCCTCCCATGAACGGACTACAAACCTATCGAAACAAGCGCGCCCGGATTTATGTGCTGGCCGGGGCGCTGGAATTCACCAAACCGGCCTCGCTCGATGCCGCCGTCGATGCCGCCAACGAACGCATCCTGGCCCGGAAGGTCGAGCCCGGCGAAACCGTCTACGGCTCGAACGGAAAACTGATTCCGGAAGGCTGGTATGCCATCGTCGAAGTCGACGAGGAGGGGCTGACCATTATCGCATCGGACCCCGCTTTTTTTGACCTGACCTGGGAGCTTGACCGGCCCCGCTAACCCCTTAACCAACCACCGTTTCTACCTATGTATCGTTTCTTAATTCTTTCGCTGTTCTCCCTGCTCTCGTTCGTTAGCCAGGCCCAGCCGCAGGCTTACCAGACGTCAACAGATAAAATTCGAACCGTACCCGATCGGCAGTTCATGTCCCAGGCCGAAAAGGATCTCATCAAAGCCGCCAAAACCAGTGCGGTGCTGCTGGGTACCTGGAATCCCGCCACCAATACGCCTGCCCTCACGGCCAGCGCGGCCACAGTCCCGGCGGGCGGCTATTACGTGGTTAACGTCGCCGGAGCCGCCACCTTTGGCGGTACCAACTTCAGCCCATCGACGACTTTCGAGGTGGGGGATCAACTGGCCAAAGTGGGCAATCAGTGGACCCGGCTGCTGGCCAGTTTGAACGACGGCATCGTCACCCAGGCCAAGCTGACTAATGGTGCCGTCACGCGGGAGAAGATCCGAAACGGTGCGATCTCGGCCGACAAGACGACGTTTCTGACGCCGGGCAAAAACCTGTTCAATCTGGCGGATCCCGAGGTCGTTTTGAATCAATACATTGAGCCGGACGGGAGTTTTCACGCCCTGAACGGCTTCAACACGTCGGGTTACATTCCGGTGCTGGCGGGCGTTACCTACACGCCCAGCGAGAAGCAGCACCTGGTCTACTACGACGCGGCTCAGGTGCGGCTTTCGGGGGAAGCGGCCAGCCGCGCCAGCGCTACCTTTACCACGCCGGCGGGCTGCGCCTACGTGCGGGGCACGATCAGCAGCCTCAGCGCCTTTCAGCTGGAGGTGGGCAGTTCAGCCACTGCCTACCAGCCCTATCAGCTCCAGATGCCGTCGCTGCAGACCCGGCCGTACCTGGATCAGGCCGCAGCCGAAACCAGCCGGATGGCCAGCGCCGTGCGGACGGGCAAAAACCTGTTCAACCCGGCCGATCCGGGCGTTTTGCTCGATCAGTACATCGACGAGAACGGCGGGCTGCACGCGCTGAGCGGCTTTAAAACCTCGGGCTACATACCGGTCCTGGGCGGGGTGACCTACGCAGCCAATAAGAAAGACCAGATCGCTTTCTTCGACAAAGAACGCAACTGGATCGCCGGCGTTGGCAGTGGTCGCCCCGCGAACAGCTTTACCACGCCCGCTAACTGCGCCTACGTGCGCTGTACGGTGGTGTTTCTGGATCAGTTTCAGCTGGAAGCGGGCAGCACCGCTACCGGTTACGAAGCCTACCGCGTGACGGTTGCCGGCCTGGTGGAGACTACAGCCCCCACCGTCCGGGAAACGTACTACGGCCTCAGCCAGATACGGCCCGCCGTATCGGTTAGCAAGAACCTGTTCAACCCGGCCGATCCGGGCGTCGTTTTGAATCAGTACATTGAGCCGGACGGGAGTTTTCACGCCCTGAACGGCTTCAATACGTCGGGTTACATTCCGGTCCTGGCGGGCGTTACCTACACGCCCAGCGAGAAGCAGCACCTGGTCTACTACGACGCGGCTCAGGTGCGGCTTTCGGGGGAAGCGGCCAGCCGTTCTACGGCCAGCTTTACCACGCCGGCGGGCTGCGCCTACGTGCGGGGCACGATCAGCAGCCTCAGCGCCTTTCAGCTGGAGGTGGGCAGTTCGGCCACCGCCTACCAGGCGTATTTTACGCCCGCGCCCCGCCTGCCGACCAACTTCGCCCAGAAAGCATTCGTATCGGCTCAGAACGAAACGAATCTTCTCTTTACGCCACTGGCCAAACAGGCGCTGAGCGCGATCGACGGACTGGAGATCTCAGTGCCCACCAGCCTGTCGGCGCACACCTGGGCAATCAGTCTGCTCACACGCACCACGACCACGCTGCCCCACGTGTTCGACCACAAGGTCCAGCTCATCGACGAAAATACCGGCACGCAGTATGATCTGGTGGCTACGCACGTCCCCACGGCGGGGGTCGAAAAGATTCCCTTCAGCACGTCGGGTATAACCGGTTCGATCCTGATCAACTGGTCGGCCCTGCCCGCTCAGTTCGAACTCTGGGACAACGGGCGCATTTACGTGAACGTGAACGTAAAATCCGGTCTGGTAGCGCTCTCATACGGCGATTCGCCCTGGCAGGGAAAAACGATTTGGTGGACGGGTACCAGCATTCCCCACGCGGGGCTGTATCCGGAGCAGGCCAGCGCCCAGGTGGGAGCAACCTGCATCAACAAAGCCCAGGGGTCATCAATGGCGCGCCGGGCCAAAGCGGACGGCAGCTGGACGGGGCTGGCCTGGCAAAACGTAGCCTACGCGCTCACCCAGACGAGCGCCGAAAAGGATAGCCTGATCACGAACTGGTCGACCATCCGGACGGGATTAGCCAATACGCCCCCCGAGACGCTCAGTGATGCCGAGAAAACGCTGATTCGTTCCTGCAGTTACGAAGTGAGGCTAATGCCCTACCTGAACGGCACGCTGCCGATGCCGGATCTGTTCGTGCTCGATCATGGCCACAACGATAATCTGGTGTCGGATACCGACGCGCAGTTTACGCAGGTGCCCGCCAACCGCACCAACAAAAACACGTTTCTGGGAGCGATGAATTTTCTAATCGACAAGATCCTGACGGCGAATCCCCGCGCCCGGATTGTCGTGTTCGGACACTACGAGAATCAGAAGCCGGAGAAGATTCGCATCTCGGTGGCCCAGCAGACCCTGGCCAGCTACTGGCAGTTTCCGATTTCGAAAACCTGGGAGAAAACGGGCTGGAGTCAGCAGAAAGTGCCGGGTTCGAAGTCGCTCTGGAGTCAGGCACCCTACAGCAACTACAGCGCCGGTCAGGACACCAACCAGGACATGACCGTGCTGCGCGTCTGGAATCCGGATGACCTGCACCCCAGCAGCGACCCGACCGGCCGCGCCCAGGGGCTGCTGACGCGGATTGCCGCCTGGTTTTTACGCGGACTGTAACGACAATAACCCATGAGCTATAACGCATTAGGCGCTGTGCTCCGGAGCACAGCCTGGCCCCTAACGATGACAGTCGACTTTGATCTGACGGGCTACCAGATTCACGCGGGCATTATCGATAATGCCCAGCGCCAGCGGGGGGACTCGCTGACGCTGGGGGCCGGGATCGAGCGAATCGGCAACGTACTCAACATCAACTTTTCCGGCGGGCACACCAACCTGCCCGCCGGGGGGTACAGCCTGGTGATCAAGTTGATCCCACCCGTGGGTAAGCTAGTAGAAATACCGGAGCCCTTTCAGATCGTCAATTCCCTGATTCAGTAATGCAACTCACCGTCGACGCGTCCGTCTATACTCTCCAGGTCACCGGGGGCAATCAGCTGCAGCTGCGGCTGGACCTTTCCAGCCAGCCCATCTACTCGCTGCGCGTGAGTGAAGTGGTGCAATTGCAGATCACCCAGGCCGATGGCGTGCTGATCGACGAGCCGGGCTACCGGGATTTGCTGGCGCATATCGCCGATGATCTGGGTTTTGGGTTGGTGCCCGATCGGGTGATCACGCTGGCAAGTCCCATTCGGACGGGGACGGCCCGGCGGCCCGATCGGCTGCTGCTCTACTACCTGGTGGTGGAAGCCCCCCACCAGACGCTGCTGCCCCACGGGGCTGATTCCCTGCTGGTGGAAGGGTTTTGTTATCCGCTCAACGTGCAGGACATGCAGAACCTCTCCACGCTGCCGGATGAAATGCTCAGCCAGGACCGACTGTGGTCGGCGAAGGCGGTCGACATGAATAATGCCCGCCTGGTTGGTCCCGTTACGGAAACCTTCAGCGGGATCGTCATTCTCGCCATTTTTCCCATGCCCTTAAACCCAATTATTATAAACCCCAATAATGTTCCCCTATGAAATCCCTCGTAACGAGCTTCCTTCTTTTTTTTATCTCCCTGGCCAGCTTTGCGCAGTCGGGCGAAGTAGCCCTCGGCGATACGGCGAACGTTCGGGCGACGCGCGGTAAATTCTACGGCACCCAGGCCGGTGCTGCTATGTTTAAAGTCGGCCTGCAGCCGGGCAAACGCCTGGCGTATTTTTCGGATATTCCGAGCCTGACCACGCTCGATGGGCGCTACGTGCAGTCAGGTAGCGTGTACCCGAACCCCACGTTTATTGGCACGCTGGCCTACTCGAAACTGTTTGGTGCCCCGACCACGGCCGCCGGCTACGGCATCACCGACGTCGATACGTACCAGGTGGTGGCGACGTACGCGGCTTTGAATGCCCTGACGTATACGAACGGTACCGCCCGGCGGGTGCTCGTGACGGCCGACGAAGTTTACGGTAAGTCGAATCAGTGGTACATGGTCTGGGCCGATGCAGGCGGGATGCACGCCGATAAACTCGTCACGATCTCCGAAAAATGAAGATCCTCCTGCTGCTGGCAGGGCTGTTAGTATCAGCCCTGACCAGCCAGGCACAAGTTGCCACACCAACCAGAAAGGGCGTCGTGCAGGTGGGAAAAGGACTGAACGTAGCGGTAACGACGGGTTTGCTTTCCCTGTCGGCCACCCAGACCACGCTTCCCCAGGGCACGCTCTACGATTTCGGTACCATGAAGCTGCTGCTTATCAGCAGTGTAGTCAACAGTTCATCCAAATCAGTCGTGAACCTGACGGCCGACAACTCGGCCACCGGCACCGCAATTTTTTCGAACGTGCTGCACGCCACGGCCACCGGCTGGAAAACGGGTACCCAGCCAACCGACGTCCTGATCGGTACGCCGGAGCCGGTGCCAGCCGGTAACAAAACCCTCACCGTTCGCTGGGCAGCTGGCAACGTCGTCGTGATCGGCGGAGGCTCAATGGCCAACGCCCCCACCAATACACCCGTAACCATTGCCGTTTTAGGCAACTAGAGATGAATGGAGTTGAGATTTTTAACGCGGCCGGGCTTCGGCTCGATTTGATCCCGGGTCAGAACCTGGTTACCGAGCAGAGCGCGCCCTGGCTGTCGGACGACGTACTGCCCGGCGAGTACTCGTACCCGATCAACGCACCCCTGAACGACAACAATAAACGTTTCGTCGAGCACGCCTATCGCCCCGATGGGGCGCTGCCGCGCGCGTCGATGCCGGTGCGCGTGCAGATGGAAGGGGTGCTCTACCGCTATTGCACCTACGTATTCCAGGTACAGCAGGGCAAGCTCAACGGCCATTTAAAGATCGACAGCTCGGAGTTTTACGATCGTATCGGGAAGATGACGCTGCTCGAAGCGCTGCCGGATGAGGTTCACCTGGGTAACGGTATGCGTCAGGTCAACGGAGCCACGGTGAGCAAAACCCTCCAGCAGCGACTTGGTGAAATCGTTAGGCTACCGCCGGGTGAATTCCCCTTAACGTTCTTTCCCCTACGTAACATCGCTTTCTGGGAAGAGGACATGGGTGCCAGCAAGGTGCCTGGCTTCGTGAAAAGCGATTACGTGAACGTCTGGGAGTTGCAGGATAACATCGGTCACGCCTTCCGCGTCGATAGCGCGCAGGTGAAGGGGAACGTATTAGTTCCGTTTTTTTACCTCAGCTGGGTGCTGGAGCGCATCATGACGCTGGCTGGCTACCGCATTGAATCCGACTGGCTGCTGAAAGACGATATTCAAACCAAAGTGATCGTCAACATGACCGCGATGAATCAGCGTACCGACCTGGTGGGTGGGGCGATCGCGGCCCTGCTGGGTCATTCGGTGACGGCCGGGATGCATTTGCCCGACATGACGGTGACGGATTTTCTGCTCGCCATCAAAGGGATGTTCGGGTTGGTGATTTCGTTCAACGCCAACGATCACGTCTGCCGGATCACCTCGTTTCTGGATACCGTAGCGGCTGGTCCTTTCGTCGATCTATCCTCCTACCAGGTGGGGCCCTATAGCGTGACAAATCAGCCGGGCAAAGGCTACACGGTATCGGAGTTTGTCGACTCAGCCGACGAGCTGTTTAAAAACGAAAAAGGGGAGGTGATCCAGCCGGTCACGCAAATAATCGGTCGGGGGGAAGATCCGGTGCAGCTGCGGGTCGGTACCACGCAGCTCATCAACATCCAGAACAAACTCTTCGGGGCGGGCAACTGGCTGGTGCCAACCGTTTCGCAGCCGGGTAACACGCTCGATCCGGAATATAAACTCTCGGAGCGTTACGTCGATGACAAAGGAATCCGCCGGAATAATATCGGCCTCAAGCTGCTGTCATACCGGGGCATTACCCAGGATTCGAAAATCCAGCAGTACCCGCTTGGTACGCCCGACGTGCGCGACGGCCGGCAGAATATCGTCGGATCGATCGGGCTGACGCTCGGGGGGCGTACTGGTCGCTGGCGGACGGAACTGCGGTCCTATTTTCACTTCCGGGACAATACCCAGGTGATCAAGCAGCCGATGCTGATGCCGGTAGCCGTGCTGAGCAGCCTGCCGCTCGACCGCACCATCACCCTCGCCCTGGAGGATCAGGTACGCCGGGCGTACCTGATTCAGAAAATTACGGCCGAGTCACCCGGCATCCAGGGGCTGGTCATGGTGGATCTGGAAGTGCTGACGCTGCCGACCGGACTGGAACTGCCCGACGACGTGGACGAGCCAATCGTTTGGGTCGAGTGGATCGTCTCCGGGGAGACGCTCACCGGTGATCCGCTGCGGCTCGGTGTCTTTAGGGCGACAAGAACCTATACCGTCAAATTCTGGGCTGATCGGAACAGGACGACGCCGGCGGTGGTGACGAATCTGACCCTGACGGTGCGCCGGCAGCGGACCCAGTTTTACAGCCGGATTTCGCACGATCCCAAATTTACGCGCACGACCTACGACGAATCGACGCGCACGTATCTGGTGAACGGACAAACCGATACGGTCGAGCAGAACTACATCGTCGATGAGCTCAAAGGGCTTAACAACCTGGACGAACTGCAAACCATTCCCGACGGCCTCACCCAGTCGATCCGGCTGGATCCGGGCGAGGGCTACACGATTATATGAAAAGCTACACAACGCGTCAGTGGTCGTCAGGGTCGCGCTACGCCAGCCGGCTCACGCCCACCTCGACCCAGGCCACGCTGCCTAAGCTCGAGTATAAAAACCTCGACATTAACGGGAAGATCAACCTCAAGGGGCTGATGGAAGCCTGGTCCGACATCACCATCGAGCGGTTCCAGAAGCAGCAGGACAAAAAGATATACGCCCGCCGTCGGTCGAGCAAAAAACGTAAGCTCCGGCGCAGCTACCAGCTACGGAATGACTGGCGGAGCAGGATCTACAAAAACCAGAAGGGGGGCGGGATTTCGGGGCTGATGCTCAGCTTTTCGCTCTACGGCCGCTTCGACGATCTGGGCGTGGGGAAAGGCGTCGATGCCGCCGAAGCGCTGTACCGCAAGACCCGCAAAAACGGGGATAAATTAACCAGAAAGCCCTCGCGCTGGTATTCGCGGGAAAAAGGCTACCAGGTTCACCGGATGCGTGAACTACTGCAAAAATACTACGTGAACGTCACGCTGGACTCGCTGGAAGACGCGCTGGTCGGCTCGGTAACGGTTCACATCTAACTCTTTTCTCTCAAGCTCCAGCCGCCTGGTCAGCATCAACCCTGACCAACATGGCAACCAAAAATGACCGCGCGGTCGTCGAGCTCGTCCTCAACGGCGAGCAGGCAAAAACCAGTCTCAAGGCCGTATCGCTCGAAGTGACCAAGGCAAGATCGGCCCTGCTGAAAATGCAGGAGGCCGACAATCCGGCTTTGCACAAAGCGAAAGTCGCCGAATACCATAAGCTCATCACCGCCCAGCGCCAGATGCGCCAGGCCATTGACGACACGACCACCGCCTGGAGCCGCTTCAAGCGGGAAGCGGCTACCGTCATGACCGGCGTGCTGGGGGGCAACATCGCCACGGCTGGCCTGCAGGCGCTGGGTAACCTGATCCCTTCGACCATCGACAAAACCATGAAGCTGGCCGATTCGATGGCGGACATTGCCAAGGCAACTGGTCTCTCCACCGAAGCGGTGCAGAAGCTTAACAAGGAGCTGAAAGCGATCGATACCCGGACCACCAATCAGGAGCTACGTGATATTGCCGTGGTGGGTGGCCAGCTGGGCGTTCCGACCCAGCAGCTGCTGAGCTTCGTCAAGAATGCCAATATGGCCGTCGTTGCCCTGGGCGATGAATACGAAGGGGGCGTCGAGCAGGTGGCGAAATCCCTGGGTGGTATCGCCAAACTCTTCAAAGAGACAAAAGATATGGACATTGGCGAGGCCATGTCCCGGATCGGCTCGGGGATGAACGATCTGGGCGCGGCCGGCTCCGCCACCGCCCCGGTGATTGCCGAGTTCGTCACCCGCATGGGTCAGCTGGGTGACCTGGCCCCGAACCTGGCGCAGACGGCCGGCTACGGAGCCGCCCTGCAGGAGCTGGGCATGACGGCTGAGATTGCCGCGTCGGGCCTCGGTAAAATTCTGATGGTGGGTGCCAACCAGTCGGATCTGTTCGCCCAGCACCTGGGTAAAACCAAGGAGTACGTCGAGCAGCTGATCAACACCAATCCGGATGCGTTCCTGAAAGAACTCGCCCGCTCGTTCGAGGGGCTGTCCCAGACCCAGATCGTGCAGCGCATGAAAGAGCTGAAGCTGGAGTCGGACGAAGCCATCAAGGTGATGTCGCTGCTGGCCACGCAAACCGATCTGGTGACCAAGAAGCAGGACATCATGGCCAAGGCGTTCGAGAAGAACACCAGTTTATTTGATGAATACGCTAAAAAGAACTTCCAGTTAGGGCAGGATCTGAAAGCGCTCAAAGGCTGGTACGACGGGCTGTTTACCTCCGACTCGGTGGTCAATTTTTTGTCGTCTGCCATCCACAACGCCGTCGAGCTAACTAAAGTGCTGCCCAAGGTAGGCGACTGGCTCAGCAAAAACGGGGCGTATTTCGTAATGATCGCTACGGCCGCATTCGGTTACTGGAGAGCGAATACCCTGCTGACTACGTCTATCGTTGCTCAGACCATCGCCAAGCAGGCCAGCTACGCCATCGACATGCTGACGCTTCGCTGGCTATACATGAAGGATGCCGCTACGAAAGCCTACGCCCTGACTATGGGTGTACTGACCGGGCAGATCACCTGGCAAACAGCTGCGATGCGGATACAAACGGTTACGATCGCTACGTTGCGCGCCGGCTGGGCCTCGCTCACGGCCCTGCTGGTCACCAATCCCCTTGGACTCGTTGCCGTCGGACTGGCCAGCGCGGCAGCGGCTCTGAAGTACTTCTCGGATCATTCAGAGAAGGCGCTGTACGCCGAGCGGGAACGTAATTCCATTCAGTACCAGGTCAAGGTCAATACCGAACTGCATACCAAAGCGCAGAAGGAGTTAAACGAGCAGATCGCCGGCTATAACCAACTCTCGAAAGAAGAGCAGCTGAATCTGGAGAAAACGATCCAGTTAAAGGCGGTCGAGGCCCAGGCTCGCCTAGCCTCTCAGCGCGCCCGCTCTTCAGAACTGGAATCACAGGCCCGGGAGGTAAGTCTCTGGGATCGGACCAAAATTGCCTTCTCGCCCAAGAATCTGCTGGGTTCATTCTCGGACGTACGGAAGGATTTGTTTATGCAATCCCGGGAAAACCTGCTGTCGGCTAGGGCGCAGACCCAGCAGGATCTGGCTCCCCTGCAAGCAACTGTCGATCAGTATCAGGAGATGATCAAGCAGATCGAGCGGCTTAAAAAGACGGGTAAAACCGGTGGTAAATTAAACACGATCACCGATCCGGCGGAAGCGAAACGGCAGGCGGATAAAGCCATCACCGACGCCAGGCAGAAGGAAGAGGAACTGGAGCGGATGCTCCGGGAAGCTCGCCGGACGGCGCAGCGCGAGGAGGAAACTGATTACGAAAAATCGGTGATGGCCTTCGCCGATAAGTACGCCAAAATGTATGAGCTGGCGGGGACCAACACCAAAAAGATCGAAGAGATCCAGGCGCTGAGTAAAATCGAAATCGCGGCCATCGTCAAAGAGCAGGACGAGCGCGATCTGAAAGCGCAGTTCGAAAAAGGCCAGAAAGAACTTCAGATCGCCCGCGATACGGCTAAAGCTAAGATCGATCTGCAACTGGCCACGGGCCAGATCACGGAACAAGAGGCCAACACCAAAAAGCTGGCCATTGATCAGACGTACCTCGCCGATCGGCAGCGTACGGCTACTACGTTCTTCGCCGATCTGGAGAAACTCTATAAAGATTCAGCCGGTAAACTCAAGAAAGTTGAAGCCGATAAGAAGCTGGCGCTCGACGCCCTGGACAACGATTCGGAGGAGCAGAAGGTAAAGACCGCCGAGAATAACAAAAAGATCGCCGATAAGGCCTTGGCCGATGATCTCTCGACGCTGGAGCGTCACCGCCAGGAGGCCCGACTACAGGTTCAAAAGGATCTGCAGGCCGGCCGCATCAACGAGGTGCAGGCCAAAAACCGGGAGATGAGCATCGAGCGGCAGTTTTTGCGGGATAAACAGCTGCTGCAGCAGAAGTACTACGATGGGCTCCTGAAAATGGGTTCGCTATCGGCCGATCAGATCAAACAGATCGAGCGTGACAAAGCCAAAGTGCTGGGCGAGATCGACGCGGAGCTGGTCGCCAACTCGCAGCGTCAGTACGAGGGCAAGCTGGGCGGAATCCTAAAAACGATGGATGAATACGAACAGCATTTTCAGAATGCTGCTTCCATCATGAATTCGCTCTTTCAGGTCGATCAGAATAAGCTGGGCGTGGGTGATCAGCTGAACGAGCTGGAAAAGCTCCAGTCCAAAACCAAACTCACGACCGCCGAGCAGGAGCGGATGCAGCGGATCATCGCCAAAATCGGCGAAGTGATGCCGGGCGTAGTGACGGGTACCAACCAGTACGGCGAAGCGATCAGCATTAACACTCAGGCTGCCCGTAAGGACGTGGATGAGCAGCGCAGCCGGGCCAAGGTCATGCAGCGGGTCATGCAGGCCGAGAAAGCCTGGGCGCTGGCGCGGGTGAGCATTTTGTACGGCCAAACGCTGATGCAGGCCATTGCAGCCGGCGCGAGTATTCCGTTTCCGGGTAACCTGGTAGCGATCGCCAAAAGCATGGCCATCCCAACACTCCAGTACGGCGCGTCGATCGCCCGGATCGTCTCGAGCAATACGGCGGTGCCGGCCTTTGCGGACGGTGGATACACCGGGATGGGTGATGGGCCTCAGGGCTTTGTGGACCGGGCTACGCTATTCGAGGTCGGACGCCGGAAGTTCCTTGCCGGTGAGGCGGGGCGGGAGTTCGTGATTTCGAACCGGGCGTTACAGAATCCGGTGGTGGCCAACTTTGCCGGCATGATGGACGTGGCCCAGCGGACCAACAACTACAGTATGCTGGGCGCTGCCAGCGGAGTCAGTGGAGGGAGTGTGCAGCCAGCAGTATCGATGCCAATTGCACCTCAGCCGTCGATGGCCTGGGGGCCGGGGCTGCTGATGGAAATCCAGGCTATGCGTCAGGAGATGGCCAGTCAGGCCAATAAACCGGTCATGCTCAACTACCACGCCTGGCAGGATTACGACGGGCAGGTGCAGCAGATCCAGTTCGAGAACACGATTCGCCACAGTCAGGCCGGGCCACGGTAGGCTGCCAGTTAAGTTGCAGCTAAACCGGTTGGTGCACGTATAGAAATTTATAATTGCACCAGGTGTTTTGTGTCTTAGCTAGACCATGCCGTGCATGGATGGACAAGGTTTTTAAAAGCTCGACTGTATTGCGGTCGAGCTTTTTTTATCAGGAGCTGGATAGTAGTTTGCGGGCTGGACTAAATCACTATCCATGAAACCATTTTTATTGCTGGCCGCTCTGGCCATTACCACGACCAGTTGTGAAACCCTCCAGTACCGCGTTAAAACCCATGAGGATCCTTTTACCCGGGCACGAAGTCGGTTTATGACCGTTAATGAATCCGACGCGTCAGTTTTCATGAACGCAATGGCCGCCCAGAACGGACAGCCGCGCCGGGCGCTGATCATGAATCACTACATGGACATTACCGTAACAGGTCAGGATACGACCCTGACGCTTATCAAGTACTTTCCGGATCGGGCCTTCGACGTACCCCGCGAGGCTAACGTACAGATCCTGTTTTACGAAGATCGCAAAAACGGTGCTTCGGTGATCGATCTGCCGCTGGTAGGGAACTACCACACCAGTAACGGCTCGCTGATCGTAACGGCCAAGATTGATAAGACCGCTCTGTCGCTACTTCAGCGCCACGTTATCGACGTGATCCGGATCGACCGGGTCAGCGCCAACGAGTCGCAGTTTCAGCCTATCGACTGGTATCCCCAGGTGCAATACGCTGAACAGTTTCAGAAGGGCGCGGTGCAACTGTTCAATCCCAAAGCGGGAACGCCGGTTGTTCCTCTGCGTACACTGTAGTGCGCGGCTATATATATAGTACCAAGCCTGACCAACCGGTCAGGCTTTTTCGTATGTTTGCCCCGCTAAATCTGTACAATTCCAAAGAGGTCGGCACCGCCTGCTAGTAGGCGGTGCTGCACCCCCGTTCCTGTATTATAATGATACAGGGAATTCTCCTCTTTGGGTATGGATTTAGCAGCGGGTCAGGCAGCACCGCCTATTGGCTGCCGGTTGCTGATCAATCATGGCCAAACTCACCGACGCCCAGCGCGCGCAAAAGAAACTCGACAAAGAGATTGCGTCGCTGGAGAAAACCAAGATCGTTATAAAAGGAAAACTCGACGTACTGAATCAGGCACTGGGGACAACCGAAGCCCGGCTGATTGAGTTACGTAAAAATATAAATGGCGAGGCCGCTTAGGCGATGCCGACTTAAGGAAGGGAGCGTAGCCCCCGGACGATCTGGTCCGGGGGCTTTTTATATACCGGTTAATCAATCCAGCAAAAATATTTCTCCTTCCATCTTGAAAAGTATTGTTTTTCAAGATGGGCACATTACATTTGTACATGCCAAACGGCAGACGGGCAACAGCGATCTGACGACAACCACAAATCCATACGACAATGGCAACGCAAAAAGTAACCGCAACAGTAGAAGGTCAGGAGAAGGAATTATTTGTAGACTTCAACTACGAGGGTAAAGATTACGAAGATGATCCGTCACTCTGCCCAGCTTATGAAAATCAGAACGGCGAATTAAACTACGTAGGCACCTACAACGAAGTGACAAAAGAGTTCATCGCAGAATAGTTGTCCACTCTCAAAACCTTATAAGACAATGGATATTCACAACCAAGTTCAAGCCGCATCAGATCACTTCTGCCAATTGTACGCAGAAGAAATCCACAATAACGAAGTGACAGAAGATACCATTTACGAGTGGTGGACCCAGACACGAGACCAGTATGAGGGCGTAGAATACGAGGATGTAGAACAGGCTATTCTCGAACGCATATAAACAACCAGCCCCTAGTTCGCCTGCTGTAACAGGTTGGCTAGGGGCTAATTCATACGACTCTGCAAAGTTATGGAAAAACAGGAATGGAAAGCGGGCGACCTGGTCATCAATGATCAACACCAAAGCGCCCTGGTGCTGTCAGTCGAGCGGCTACTGGAAGAATGGGAAAACACAGAAGCGTTCCTGATCGCTGACGATGGGCAGTTTATCCGGGTGTACCCCTACCAGCCGCAGCATAGTTGGTCGCGGGTACGGGATACCGGTATGGAGTATGAGTATGAAACTCGGGATCAGGTGTTAGCGGATTTTCGAAAGGGCTACTTTAACCCCTACCTCGCATGAGTGAAACAGAGAAAAAAACTTGGGGTGGTAAACGTCGGGAGGGCGTAACAAAAACTAGCCTACAAGTTACGCTCGATACTGACCTCGTTGAATGGATTGATAGTTTAGGTGGTAAGCGTGCCACGCAAATCAACAAAATGTTACGTCAGCAGAAAGAGCGACTAGATAGCATCGAGAAAGCCGCTAAAGACTTTAGTGATATATATTAAGAAAAGCCTGCCCTACCCGGTGGGCTTTTTCTTTATCCGATCGACACGTTGCCGGCACGTGTCGATTTATCGCATCGATCATAAACATGGTACGAAAAAACGGACGGTTCATCGATCTGCACCGGACCTTCCGAATCAAGCACAAAAAACGCCTGTAGCGGTTTGATTATCTGGTACGGATAATCTAAGTTTGATAAAGCCCGATTTTTGGGAGTTTATCGTACAAAATAGCCGATTTATGATTTTTGGGTATGCCCGGGTATCAACCGAGGACCAGAATCTGTCCTTACAACTTGATGCACTGAAGTCGGCCGGTTGCGATCGTATTTTTTCCGAAAAGAAATCAGGGGCCAAAGATGACCGGGCCGAGTTGATCAGGCTGCTTGACCAGGTCCGCGAAGGCGATACGATCATGGTCTGGAAACTGGATCGACTGGGCCGCTCGTTGCACCACCTGGTTGCAACGATTACCGATCTCAATACTCGGGGGGTTGCCTTCAGGTCCTTGCGGGAAAGTATCGATACCACCAGCGCAACCGGTAAGCTCATCTTTCACATTTTCGCCAGCCTGGCCGAATTCGAACGGGACATGATCAGGGAGCGGACCAACGCGGGCCTGGCCTCCGCTCGTGCACGTGGCCGGGTAGGTGGCCGGCCCGAAGGATTATCGCCTACGGCCGACCTGAAAGCGAACGCAGCTAAAGCGTTATACCAAGACGGCAATTCTCTAACGGTTATTATGACGCAACTTGGTATCAAATCAAAAGAGACCCTGTACCGCTGGCTTCGACTGAAAGGAGTAGAAATTGGCAAAAAACCGTAGAAATGATAAACGACAAAATTTGGAATGTCCGAGAAATGACAGAGGAAGAATTCCGGACGTTGGCCTTTGGTGAGTTTCACGATCATCATGACGAGGTTGCCTGCAACGCTCTGGCAGAATATGAACGGGAGTGCAATCTGATAGAAGCGCGTCTGAGCCCTGGGCAATTAATTGGAGGAGTGCCTGGAGCCTATGCTATCATGAAACGTATTGCCAGCGAGCATAACGTTGCCATTGAGGAGATGAAAAAGCACTGGCGCTGCCACGAAACCAAAACGAAGCAATGAGTAATCCCTTTCGTTTTAATCTCGGCGATACGCTGGCCAGCTTCGCAATCGAAGGGGCCAAACGTGGCTGCAAACCTGATCGGCCCATGTGCAGCGGGTGCGCTTTCAAGAACGGTACACCGGCAAACTCAGAGGTTGAGGCTGCCGAGAATGCGTTGGATGCACTTCTTACGGATGGAATAGAATTTAACTGTCATCAATTTCGCGAGCATCGATGCACGGGTTATCTGTTGGCTCAGGCCGCCCAAGATTAGATCGTATGGAAAAAACATCAATGCTCGATAACGAAGAGGTGTACCTGGGCGATGGTAAACACTACTTCTATGTTCGCCCCGATCGGAACGGAGCACCGACCCGGCGGGTGATCTGCGCTCATAAAGTCCCCCGGTGGTACGGCCTCCAGCTGGGCGGGCAGTTCGATTGGTCCGACGAAAAAGTTATTCTCAATTTCAAATACGAAGGTCAGACCAGGCACAAGCTGATTGAGTACGTGGAGGCTAAATTATTGATCGGTGGCTTCGTAGATTAACAGACACGTAAAATGACAACCATCTGGCTTACCCAAGAACAGTTGAATCTGGCTACAGAGGGCATCAGACGTATCAATACACATTACGATGTGATAGAAGCAGTAGTGCCCCCCTTTGATACGTTCTTAATGGAACCCAGAACGTTGCCAGTTTACCGGAGTATCACACTGTTGTTCCGTCGCAAACACGCGCACAGCTCAGAATTCGAATTAGATACCCCGGTCCAGATTTGCGACGAGTGGCTGGCCAAGCAAATGCAAATGCGATAACAAGCAAAAATAGCTGGGCTTGCTACCGTTAGATAAAGTGATGTTTCTGTTTAGGACAATCTCTTTTCGATTTGGGACACTTTGTTTCTAGGCTGATTCTTTTATCATATTCTTGAAGCTCATATTAATAATGAAGTTCTATTATTCTTAACACCATGTTCAATATAGATGAACCAGCTGGAGGTATCTTCAACGTGCAAGCCCTTCATGAAGCACAAGAGGACTTATCTACCTATGCAAATGCCATTTTTCGATACAGAAATATTGGTACGTATTTAATGGAACTCGAGACGGAAAATGCTGATGAACGTCCAGATATTACCGGCGCTGTAATTGGCTTATTCAGGCGGCTTCTTGAATTGATGGACGCATCTGCGCTTCTTATTGAGTCCGGTAGTATAGTTCCAGTAAAGCCACTCATCCGGATCATGTTTGAACTGGGATGTCAATTCGAGTACCTTCTAATGGAACCGGAGAGAAGACAAGAAAAGGCGCTATGTATGTTTATCGCCGAACTTAACGAGAAATTAGTCAATGATAAGAAACTGCTGACAATACCTGGTATAGAAAGGGCAACTTCTATAGTGGCTCTGAATAGGCAGATAGATAGTTTTCAAGCTAAAATAGATCTTAATAAGTTTGATCCGATTAGGGCTCAGTATAATGCCATCACAATTATACTAGATAATGCAAGGGTGCCAACAGGCGAACGTAGAGGTACATCATGGTTTACAATAGCTGATTCTGATATAAAAAAGATAACCAACCTAATCAGTAAAGTGAATCGGGAAAAATTCGAATTTTTGATATATGCAGAATTGTCTAATGTCGTTCATTCGTCGTCTTTAATGGCTGATTCTTTATTTCTTATAGATGGCGTACCTGCGATCAAACCGTTACGTGCAACTGAGGAGGCAGATGCCTGTACAGATGCAATATTGAAGGTTGCTACGTATATGTATGATTTGATGAATGATTTCCAGCCTCGCGAAAAGAGAGTATATTTTTACGATGCAAGGAGCCAGTTTATCAGAGAGTTTAAAGAGAATTGGTATGCTGTTTATACAGCCTATCTATAATAAAGCTAGGGTATCACTTCACAGGTGTTAATCGACTACTTCACATCCATCTACGAAAGGCAATGCGGTAAGTGATGCTGCACCCGATAACGTACTGTAAAATAGCGGACTTATCTTTTCACGGTTGTGAATTTGGCGCAGGCCGGGAGTTTACGTCTGTAAAACAAGCAGCCTGGTCAGATCGACCAGGCTACTTTGCTTGTTACTTCTTCTTTTTTCGTTTCTGCATCTCTTTACTCTGCTTCAGCTCAGCTGCTACCCGGCGCTCGTCCGGCCGACCATAGACATCCAGGCCACTGGCTGACTTGCGTCCCAAGACAACCTTCACCGCGTCGGTGCTCAGATGCAGGGTATTGTAACACCAGTCCGTAAATGTTTTACGTCCTGCCTTGCTCGAGAGGTCTTCTGGCAGGTCCAGTTTAGGCTCAGCTGCGATGAGCTTTAGGTAGTCATTGAACTTGGTGAGAGGCCGGAGCGGTAATTTGTCCCAGCCACCGTACTTGTCGACAATCTGCGTTACTTCGTCGAATATGGGTACGTGAATCTTTACGTCAGTCTTAATCCGTTCCTTCATTACCCAGAATTCGCCGTCTACGCCTTTTCTCAGCGCGGTCGTGTACTTCTTGACGAAGTCCTTTAAGTCGCCGTAGTGGAAACCTGTGCGGCATAGAATGATGAATACATCAGCCGTTTCCTGGACGTAGGATTTTTTGAATTTATGCGTTCGGAGCTTTTCGAACTGCTCGTCGCTCAAAAACACCGGGTCATCCCAAACCGGCCCCTTAAATTTGATTCCTTCCAATGGGTTGATATCGGCTAGTTTTTTGAGTTTGGCCCAAATCAGTACGTTCTTGATCGTCTGGGCCTGCTTGATGATGTAGCTGTCTGCGTGCCCGATCTGGTTGGCGTTGACCTGTACGGTTTTCATCCAATTGCGGAATTTCTTGATCCAGTTGATGTCGAAATCTTCGAGGAGTAGATCCAGCGCCTTCTCGCTGATCAGGAAGTCAACCAGCTTTTTCCGGACTCGATCGTAGACCTTCACGGTTTCGGGATCAAGGTCGCGCTCCTGGTCCACTTCGCTATCCTTCAGGTACAATTCGAAGGCAGATAGGATGGTGACGTTTGAGGTCTGGCCAACAAATAAGCGTTTGATTTTGGCCGCTGTGATCTTTTCTTTTTTGCGGAGAAGATCGTTGTAAATGGCTCTTACATGATTACTCATAATGTCGAGCTGTTCATTCCAGAACTGAGCCTGGGGTTCTTTCTTCGAGATTTTCTTCCCGTCCCAGTGGTCTTTCCAGATCTCGATGCCGGTGGAGCAGATGTCCATTTGTTCGCCCCCAACAGTGATGCGGCAATACAGGGTACATTTACCTAGCTTCTTACTCTTACGTCTCCAGAATGAAACGTCCATACTGACTAAATACAT